TTTAATCTATTTTGCCATTTGCATGATACCATTTACTTTTGGCATTTATTTAGGACTAAACGCTTGACAAACGAAAGACTTTAGTGTATAATATAATCATATGCACGAAAAACTATGCATATATTTTTTTATAAATATAAAGGTGCGACATATACAGCACAAAACGATACAATAATAATACAAATACAATAATACAGGAGAAATACAAATGGCAACAAGCCTATCAGCGTTGAAACGCTCAAACAACCTAGACACCCTAATGGGTGAACTATCAAAAGTAGCAGAACCACAAAGACAAACAAACTCATATCAAGACGATAGATTCTGGAAACCAGAACTCGATAAGTCTGGTAATGGGTATGCTGTTTTTCGTTTTCTACCAGCAGTACAAGATGAAGATTTACCATGGGCAAGACTATGGTCACATGCATTTCAAGGACCAGGTGGCTGGTTGATTGAAAACAGTTTGACAACTCTTAATCAGAAATGTCCGATTAGTGAGGCAAACAGTTTGTTATGGAATTCTGGCGTTGAGGCAGATAAAGACATTGCAAGAAAGAGAAAGCGTAAACTTTCTTATACTGCAAACATTATGATTATTAGTGACCCTAAACATCCTGAAAACGAAGGTCAAGTAAAACTATATAAGTTCGGTAAGAAAATCTTTGATAAGATTACTGAAGCGATGAAGCCTGAGTTTGAAGATGAAACACCTATCAACCCATTTGACTTTTGGGAAGGTGCAAACTTTAAACTGAAAATCAGAAAAGTTGATGGTTACTGGAATTATGACAAATCTGAATTTGACAGCCCGTCTGCGATTGCGCCAAATGACGAGGCAATAGAAGAAATATGGAATAAACAATTTCCATTAAAACCATTTCTTTCGGCAGAGAACTTTAAATCATATGATGAATTAAAAGCAAAGCTTGACAAAGTTCTTTCTGGCGTTAGGAATACTGGCACCGCTGAAGATGTTGCAATCCCACCTGCAACACCTAAAGTAAAGTCAGCTGTAGAAGAAACAGTAAGTTCCCCGACACCTGTTCCGGCGACTACTGCTGATGATGATTCAGACGAAACTTTGAGTTATTTCAGTAAGTTAGCGGAAGAGGACGAGTAATCTCTCCATCTGTTTTCACTACTAAAGGGTTAGAATCTTGTGTTCTAACCCTTTTTTTGTCTAAATATTAACACTTATTATGAATGAAGTTTGAGATATCAAAACAACAACAACATAAAAGGAGAAAATTTATGTGGAAAAATATAACGGATACGATAGGTAATATTACTACGGTCGCTGTACAACTAATTGGTTTATCAGTAGCACTTGAAGTAGTATTTGGTGCAAATGTACCATTCTTATCTTTAGGTGTTATCGATAACATCTCTAGCATAGTAGCAAGCCTAGGTAACGAAGGTTTAGTAGGATTAGTTACAATCGCAATCTTATGGTCACTTTGGAAGAAGGACTAAGTTAAACAGTAACATTGAAAGGGGGCTTCGGTCCCCTTTTTTATGGTCTAAATCCTTATAAATAGTAGTATGAAAACACTAATCAAAACAATTTTATGTGTATTGATTGTTTATAGTACTCAGGTTATATCAAGTAGTTTAACCTTTGATTTTAGTAACCCTGCCTTTAGTGGCGAAGGATATTCTAGTCATGTGCTATCGATAGAACAACTTCAATACAACAGAAGGGAATCAGTAAAAGACGACATCACTTCAGCCGCTGCTAAAGAGGCTAGAGATGCAAAGAACACGACACTCGCTAAGTTTGTAACGAATGTTGAAAGTCGTATATTCGCAAACTTATCTAAACAAATGGTTGATAATATGTTTGGTACGAATTGTACTGAAGATACAGACACAACCGCAGTAGAGTGCCCATTGAGCGGTACTGCAACTTTACCTGATGGTTCAACAGTCTATTGGGCAAAAGATGAAACAGCAGAAACAATCACATTAACTGTTACTGATGCAAGTGGTACTATAACACAACTGGTTGTGCCAGTTGGTGACTTTAAATTTTAGGATTATGAATATGGAATATTTGGCGATAGCAGTATTATCTTGTTTGGTGGGCAGTTGCTCGGTGCAGAACACAAAGGCGATAGAAGGAGAAATGCCTTTCGTTCAAGGCACACCAACAAAAGAATTATTACATGAGATGCCTGCATTAATAAACCAACCAACGGATGGTTCAGGCAACCCAGTAAAGATTACAGTTGCGGTCTACGCTTTCCCTGATGAAACAGGACAAAGAAAACAAGTTGGACTATCAACGGCAGTATCACAAGGTGCTGATGTTTGGGTAATACAATCACTCATGGCAGTTGGTAATGGCGATTGGTTTTCAGTTGTTGAAAGAGCAAGTTTAGACAACTTAGTCAAAGAACGACAGTTAATTAGAAGTACAAGAGAACTATATGATGGTTCAGTAGCAACAGACAGTTTATCACCTATGTTGTTTGCCGGTCTAATATTAGAGGGCGGTATTGTTGGTTATGATACGAATACAACATCTGGTGGGGCAGGTGCGAGATTTCTTGGTTTAGGTGCAAACGACCAATATAGAACAGACCAAGTAACCGTTTCACTCAGACTCGTTGCAGTACAGACAGGCGAGATTTTGCTGACTGTATCATCAACGAAAACAATTGCAAGTACCAGTAACGGTGCAGATGTGTTTAGATTTTTAGATTTAGGAACACGAGCATTAGAGATTGAATCTGGTAATGCAGCTAACGAACCGGTGAACTATGCCATTCGTACTGCAATTGAATATGCAGTCTTGCAAATGTTATATGAAGGCAAAGAGATAGGTCTTTGGGAATGGGCAGAACCCGTAATAGCAGAAGATAAAGATATAAATATAGCTCAGACTGATATAAAACTTGACGACTGGGTACCAAAACATCCGATTTCGGAGAAACAAGGAGAGTAATTTTGAGATTATTAACTTTCTTTATTATGTTTCTGATGAGTTTGTCAGCGATGGCAACAAATAAAATATATGTAACACAAGCAGGTGCTTCTTTAGTATTTGATGTATTACAAGACGGCGATGGAAATATGATAGGTAATTCGACTACAGCTTCTACAGCCTCTGGCAGTGCAACAAATTTTAATATAGACCAAGTCGGTAATAGTAATATAATCACCTTTGATATTGAAGGCGATAATTTTACGGGCGTGTTTTATACAACGGGTAATAGTAACAACATAGATTTCAACTGTGATAGTGCTGGCGCTACTTCAGGTTGTGATGATGTGAATGCTGTAATTAGTTTTACATCTGGTAACTCACAAGACATTGATATAGATGTCGGTCTTGCTAGTTCAAAGTCTGGCGATAATGCTGATATTGATATTACTGGTGCCTCTGGTACCGATAGTACTGTTGTTAATGCTTCTATTGATGGCACAAGTGCAATATTAAGATTAGATATTGCTGGCGATTCAAATAACTATCTAATCAATATTGATGACAATGGTGATGTTGCAGGTCATACTTTAATTATGGACCAAACTGGTATCACGGCAGATGTTGATGTTGTACAATCAGGTTCTTATGATAACTCGGCGACAGTAGATACAACAGGTGATTCACAAAACATTGACATTAATCAAACTGCTGGTGGCACAATAACATTAACGACTACTGGAAGTACAGCGTCTGCTGTTAAGACAGTTAATATTAATCAGACAGGTCATGCAGTATTCAACACAGACGGAACTATTCTTGGACAAACTTCAAATGGTTTAAATGGTGCTGGTGGTACATTTGATATTGACCAAACAAGCACAGGTACAATTAACTTAGACCAAGATGGTGCAAGTGCGAATGTCAGTATTGAACAAACAAGTTCAGGTACAGTCAACATGGATGTAAATGGTGCAAGTTTCACGGCTGATATCGACCAAGACAATGCAAGTACAATTAACTTACACCATGATGGTGCAAGTGCAGACTATGTTATCTTACAGACAGGCGGAAGTGGTGATATACTAACACTAACAGTAAATGGTGCTTC